AGCTTTAAGTGAGTTAATTGTATCATATCAGCGAATCCAACACACTTGCTGACAACAGATTCTATTCTGCCCTTATACATTCTTGGTGCTACAATAGCGTAATTCATTTCAACTTTACTAGTGTCTGAGTATGGCCTTGTCATGTTTTCAGCCAGTCTCCATTCTAGTAGTTCATCTATACCTAAAACCTTACAACCACTATATAAAACTTCTATACTTCTTGATACTCTTTCATAATCATCCGCCGCAGGAGGATTAAAAGTGTCTGGTTTTTCTAAAGCTTTTTCTAGACCTGACCCTGTTTTCTTTATTTTAAAAACCTGATTATTATAAGTTTTGTATTCAAAATATAAAACCTGAACTGTATTTTCGTCATAGTTGTTCCAGCCTGTTACAAACTGTCTGTTTCCAGGCATATCCTGTATTCTTTTTAAAAGATCATTTGATATGTCAGGAAACTCTTTTTTTAATTCTGGTATTGTAACTGATTTAACTTCACCAACATAATATATATCTTCAAAATTTGGATCATCAGTGTAAGAGTATACTAAGTTAGCAGGATCAACATAGTCTATTGTAATACCATTTGCTCTATTCCAGTGTGTTTTAACAGAACCTATACCTAAAACCGTTAGATCCATGTTTAATCTTCTTCTAGTTAAATTATACTTGTTAAAAGCAAGTGTATTATTTATAGCTTCTTCTTCAGCTATTTCTACAGCTTGCTTATAATCTAACTGCATGTGAAGAGATAACTCGTCTTCGTTTGCAGGAAGAGTTTCAGGATCGTGCTTTAAAACGTTTATACCCATTGCTTCGGAAACAGCAAGAGCCTCGTTTTTAATGGTCATGTCTCTTAGTATACTTTGAGCGTAATCTGTTCTTTCTTTTTGAGAATCAGGATCTTGAGAGTAGGCTGTTATCTCGTATTTTTTTTGAGACATGCCGTTTACGACTATGTCTACAAACTTAGACAATATAGGCACTGGCTTCCAATCAATATTTAAATAACTTAAATCACCATTAATAGATAATTCGTCTTTATATTTTTGTACACTTTGCTCCCCTCTAGCATATAATCTTAGTTGATGATAATGATTCCAACTCACTGCAAATCTGTTACCAGCTCTACCTTGTTGAAACCACTCCTGTTCAATAGCTCTACCTACTTTTATTCCGTAGTCTAAGCTTGACTTTTCTTCATCGCTAACTACTTGGCTAGGAAAGGAACTATTAGGATTTGTGTATATATTCATTTACTTAATTATTTTAGAAACTGAACCTTTATTGTTGTATTTTTTAAAACCCAGCTTTACTGGTTTTCTTATTATTTCGTTTACAGGGTAATATCTATTTTTGTTACAAGCCATGATTGCCAAGCCAGAACTTATAGACGCATCGTGTTTTGTCCTGTTATTAATGTTAAATTTAGCCCAGTCTTCTAGGGTTTTGTCAAAATACATATCTCCATATTCTTCAGCCATATAACCAACATATGTTTCTATATAAGATTCTATAGCTGCCGCGTGAGCTTGCTTCATGTCTTCACTGGAGTTTGGCACTCCACCTATTTCTCTTTCTGTTACAGATAATTTATTATAAACTTTATCAGGTCTATTCATTGAAAAGCCTCTATAACCTCTTCGCTTAAAATGATATAATAATCTTGGTTTGTTATTTTCTGCCAATATAGGCATGCCATAAAACACACAAGCCATGAGTACATCTTCAAAAAATATTTCAGCTGTTTGAGGTCTAGCTATATACTCTAAAAAGAAATGATTAGGTGGAACGTTCTCCATGCTAAACTTAGTCAAACCATGAAGAGCTCCATTTGAACCTCTTTTATCTACAGTGCCAGATATGTCATAGCTATCACATCCAAATGCCCCACAGTGTTCATTTCCAGCGTATTTTATACCGTTTTTAATTAAAATTTTGTTTTGCAAATAAGCTGGAGGTATCCAGGATATATTAAACCTGCCGTTGTTGTTGGGAACAAATATAACTCTAGTATCTTTTATACCGTCCTCCCACTGAAAAGAACCTTTTGTTATTATTGAGGAGTTTCTTAAATCTTGGTTGTAATCTATTTGTTCGTATATCTTAGTAAGATTAAATAAAGATTCTTTCGCTTCGTCTCTAAAAGCGTGTTGCTCGGTTCTTGGAAATTGTCTGTAATACTCATTTAAACCGTCTTGATCTCCTTTTAGTCCTTCTACTTCATTTTGCCAGTAGTCTATTACGCCTTTAAATATCTTTTGGCCATGCGGATCTTCAACTGGTTCTTGTGGTGTGTCGAAGACAGGTAAGCCATAAGAGTCAATGTATCCTTCGTAATTCCACTCCATAGGAATAAACAAAGAATATAATCCTGAACTAGTCTGTCCGTTGGCGTTTCTTTTTGTAACATCTGAGTCATAATAGAGTTTCTTAAAATTTTCGCCACCTTTGTCTAGTGAGTTACTTGTTGAACCCATCATACACTTGCCTATTACTCTACTACCTAATCTTAACGTTGTTTTCGTAACACGCCAGTTGTTAAGGATGTTCGTCGGGCGTTCCCATTTACCGCTTTCGTCGTGGACGAGTAGTTTGAGTTTCTCACCGTCGTACGAGTTGTCACCGGTATTCTTCCAGTCGATCGTTGTATCGAGGCCGTCGAGCTCACGTAGCGTCTCGTTGGTCTCGAGCTTCTTACGGGTGAATTTACTGGCTGGTACACGATAGGCAAGCTCTGTCTTTGGCCTGTCCATACCGTCCTGTATTGGTTTAAAAAAGAAGGGGTAATTAACCGATATCGGTACCACCTTGTCCGTAAACATCTTCTTCGCATCAGGTCCACTCTTTGATAAAATGCCAAATCTAGAGTCGCTTGATATGGTTGCCATATTAACGCACTCCCCGGACGCCATAAATGAGAATCCAGATCGTCTATTTTTAAGGTAGCACATTCCATATGACCTGTTATCGGCTTTACAAGCTTCCCAGAATATGTAAAATAATCTGTTTGATTCCCTAAAATCTGGTGCCCCAACATCAATTTTGGACCACTGCAAGTACATATAGTGAGTACCAGTAATGTAAGTAGCCACATCCTTATTATAGAACCAAAAGCCTTCGTCTCTACGAGTGAACTCCACGTCGATGTAGTCATACCATTTTTCTTTAAAGTCATCAGGATAGTTTTCCCAATCAAAAACAGTTTTTATTCTTTGCAACTGTTTTGGGTAATCTATTTTAGACCATTTATTTTCTTTGTATTTATATACTTTATTTTTTTCAACAAAAGGTAGAGCTATCTTAAGGTTTTGCACTTCGTATATCTCTCCTATTTTACCTGTCTTGCTAATAACTACTATGTCATGCTCTTCGTTGTAGCCATACTCCCATTTTTTATACCTGTTTTTTTTGTTTATAATTTTAGGCTTAATATGGTTTTCAAGAACTTTATATAAATTTTGTTTATACATTACTTAGCTCTTCCTTCTGCAAAACCACCAAAAGGTTTTTCTTTTTTAACCTCTTCTTTAGGTTTATTATCTAGCATGTTTTGCTCTTCTTGTATGCGGTCTAATATTTCAAATGCATCAAATATAGCTAGCTTTTTAGTGGCAGCAGCGTTCTTAAGTCTATCTGCAGATATATCATCATCTGAATCTACTATAGCTTCTTTAGCAACCTTTATTAGTTCATCGACGGCTACCTGCCCAGCTTGGATTATATTCTTTTTCGTCTCCTTGATATTCATGACTTGCTACAATATTATTAGATTTCATACAATACAACAGCTCTTTGTCAACAACAAACTCAAATTCTGAATTAGGCTGAAAGCTAACTAACGCCCCTTTTGTTATTCCTGCTTGTTTTAACGAGCTATTACCATATTTTAATATACCAATATGGTTTAAAATTTTATCAACCTCTAAGTCGTTATTATTAACTATAGGCTTTACGAAGCAACGATCTCCAAAAGATTTCCAATTTTTTTTGGTTTTATATAAATAAATCTGATCAGTAGAACAAAAGAACAAGTTGTCTTTAAAATATGATTTACTATTTTTCTCTTTACCTCTTATATCATAAAATCTTCTAAAAACATTATGATGTATTAAAACTAAGTCACCTTTTTTAATATCACTACTGTCTATTATTGGTGTTGATATTACCTTAGCTATGTTGTTTACGTGCTTATAAGACTCTATGCTAGCATTGGTTATAAGTTTTTTTTTGCCAACTTTTATTTCGTTATCATACCTAAGTCCTAAAGGAGATACAATAAAATCACTAACGCTATTCACTAGTACTTTAAATCGTACTCTAAAGATATAGCCATGTTTGAATTAAACTTTTTCCAAGGTAAAACCTCGTTATTTTTTTTAATAAAAATACTATATGACTCGTCTTTTTCGTTTTTAATTATAGCGTCAATAACGTGACCGCCATAAACCTCTTGACCTAAAGAATAATGCATGGCTTCATTTTTATAGTCAGAACCAATACTGATTTTTCTTATAATAGAATCCATTTATTTTGGAAGTTTAGATTCTATATCTATTATTTCATAAGAGCCTGTGGATATATCTATGTTGATTGCCCCATATTTTTTTTCTAACTTTTCTCTGGTTTCTCCCATCTGGTCAAGTAACTCGTGAGACAACCTAAGTATTCTATGGTTTTCTATTTGAAGAACACCTAGAGATTCAGCGAAGCTTTTATGTTTTTGAGTTTGCTCTTGAATTTCTTGTAATTCTTTTTTTGTTATTGTTTTTGCTTTTTCTGCTTTTGCCATTTTATTTTATTTAATTTAATTGTTTTATTTATATAGTCACTTGCTTAGAGATGTAATTACATTACAGCTAGCAATGATTGCGCGGTGGTATTTGTGGCTCTTATTTTTGTCGCTAGTATAGGCAAAAATGTTCCAGTAGCTACTTTGGTAAACAAAGTCCAAGTTCCTTCTGGGTTTGCTTTTAGCTGAACCTCTACATCCCCTGATTCTCCAACATATATTAAAGATCCATTGTTTGGATTTCCACCTAATTCTACAACGGTGTCTGCTCCAGCGAAAGTTATTTCTTTAGCTGTGGTTATAAAGTCTCCTATGTTAGTTATGGACACAGCATTATTAGTATTATAATTTGCCATTTTTTTTATTTATTACTTATTGATTTAAATTTTTCAGCACCACGCGAGCCAAAATAAGCTACGTATACAGTTGTTGTTAATGTTTTTAATAGATTTATCCACTCTTGTTCTACGGTAAAATCTATATAGCCATGACTATCTACCCATATAAAAGCTATAGTCATTATAGTTAAAAATATCAAACTCATAGGTCTAGTGTTTTTACTAAGCCACGAGTCTGACGTCATGTCACTCTCCCATCGTTTTGATACTTCTTGTGCTTCAGCTATATCTTGTTCTAATAGTTTTAAAGCCATTTCTTTATCAGGTGGAGGTAAAGCTTCATCTTTATCGATTAAATTTTTTACAACACCTAATAAGCCTTTGTCTGGTAATACATCTGCTAGTGAATCTAATACTCCAGATTTACCCAGCAAAAACTGACCAACTTTAGTTTCCTTGAATTTTTTTTTAGGCATTACCTTGGTTTATTTGTTGCACAGCCAGACTTACATCTACCGCTTTTGGTAAATACAACATCCCCAACTTTACTAACTATTTCTAATGGATTAATACGATTTAGGTCTATTTCAGGAAGATTAAATTTAAAACCACCACCTCTTCTTTCAGAGCCTCCCGTAGTTCCTATTGTAAAACCAGGTATTGGTTCTGGTTCTTCTTCAGGTAAAAGTTCTTCAACTTGAAAAATTTCAGAACTTAAATTATCGCTATAATTTGGAGTCTCTATTTCATCTGGAGTTAAATCAAAATCGCCAGTACAAAGCTTTTTGTATCTAGCTGGATTTGCCGCTTTACCTTCTGGTGTGCATATTTGATTTGTCAGTTGATCAACCCATTCATCATTTGGAGCTTTATTGTCGTTTCTTACAACAAACGGTTCTCCTCCTCCAGGAGTTTCTTCTACTACCTCGTCAGGAGTTATCATGTTGTAATCCTGTCTCATGTCTTGAACTCTAAACCTTTGGCCATCTCTTTCTACTATCCTAGACTCACCTTGCTCTACCGCTTCTCCTACTTTAAATTTTTCATTACAAGGAGGTAAGGGTGCTTCTCCGCATGGATTGCCGGTTACTGGATCTATTTT